GTAGCAGAAAAACAACGCTTAGATCCAAAATGTTGGAAGGGTAAAAAGATTGGTAACCCTAAGACAAAGATGAAGGGCGGCGTCAGAGTTAACAATTGTGTGCCAGCATAAGGAGTAACTATGGACTTTCATGCACTACAAAATAAACTATTTCAAATAGATCCTACAGATCCAAAAGAAGATCTAGCAAAACTTCAAGCACAAGCAGCTAACCCGCAAGAAAGTGTTACTCCTGCTAAAGATTATCTACAAGAAAGTGTAAACGTAGCAAAGGGTACAATGCCTGTTGAAGGTAATTATAGTTTAAATGACTTTGCTGCCCTTGCTGGAGTAATAGTTAACGAATCACAAAAAACAGGTAGTGCAGGGCAAGCAAAAGGCAAAGACTTAATGCCTAGTGCAGAGCCAGGGCGAACTAAACATCCTTTAAAAGATAAGCTGGTAGGAGAAGATGACGGCGGACTTATGCGTGGAATACAACGTACACGTAAGGATGTAGCTGATAAGACCAGTGTACAAATGATACAACTTTCTTTGCAACGAGCAGTTGACGGGCAAGTATTAACTCCGCAACAAAGAGAAGCATTAGGTCCATATGTTGAAGCACTAATTAAAATTTTATCTGAACCACGGTTTGCAACTATCTTTGATAACATTGTTAAGATGGCTAACAAAAAAGAAGATGAAGAAACAAACGAAAGTGGATTACAATATTACACTGGTGTTAAAAAGCACGGCAAAGAATATATGAAAAAAGCGGCCGCAGCAGGACGTAATGGTGCTAGTCAAGAAGAGCTAGGCAGACTAAAAGACAAATATAGCAAAGCTGAAAAGAATAAAAAAACTGAATCTATTTCTGAAAGATTAAGAAGAGAGTTAGATGAATTTAGTAAATCTAGAACCTAAATTTACAAATCACCCATATCTCGAAACTCCGATTGACCGAACATTAGTAGAAACACTTCCATTCAAAGACTTTGACAAAGACGGCTACGAAGTTCCAACACCATTAGAACACTTACACTATGAAGCAAATGGTGTAGAACTTAATAGAGAAATACAATTTCATATTGCACCTGTGCAAGAGTGGTATCGCGATATAGAACAAAGCGAACACGGGCTTGTATTGGATCATTGTATGCTGTTAACACGTTATGCATTTGGTGGTGAAGCAAGAGAACAAATCGAACAAGTATGCGTGAATCGTCCTATACTACAAAAACTACTTAACATTAAACCTAAGTGGGGCATTGACTTTTCATTAGACTATGTAACACACGACATTGTAATGGAAGTAATACACATCGAACAAGACTTTGATAGTGTAGAAGAAGCATACGATGCAAAAGAACGTCTCGAACATATCATCAATAATACTGACTGGTATGAAGGCGCAATGCGTTTATATCAACGCAAACACGAATGGGAAAATCTAAGCTCAGATGACCATTCAGATTACAAGGCACAATTCTTTGGATGGGAACGTGCTTTTGATAATAAAAAAGTATTTTCTACTTGACTTTAATCTAAATATAATGTATAATTAACTTAACTTAACGGAGGTAATATACATGAGTGACCGTACCTATGGTGCTGAAGAAAAAGCAAAACTAGAACGACTAGTTAAAGAAGGTGTAACAGTACTACAAGAAGTAGAAGATCTAAATGCAGGTCTTAAAGATACTGTTAAAGCAGTAGCAGAAGAATTAGATATTAAACCAAGTTTAATTAATAAAGCAATTAAAGTTGCAATGAAACGTGATTGGGATTCACATGCTGATGCATACGATGATCTTGAAACTCTTGTTACTACCCTAGGATATGACAAGTGAAAGCAGTAATACGGTTTTTTAAAGAAAGTTATCAGCTTTCGCCATTTGCATTCTATTGTGAATTATTAGAAGCAATCCTTTTAATATCAGCAAGTGCAATTCTAACATACACAGTGTTAGATCCAGCGACAAAAATATTTATTCCACTTTATTTGTTTGGTAGCATATTAGGTGTAATAAGCACAATCATTAGACGAGCCGGATTTGCTATTGTTTTATGTGCATGGTTTGTTGTAATGAATTCAATTGCTATGATACAATTATTCGTATTGTAATATATACTATAGAGTCGCTCACTTACGAGCATGTAGAAGGTTAGTTGGCCAGAAACAACAGGAGAATAAATGAGTTATGTAGACGCACTGTTTGACCGCGATCAAGATATGATCCGTGTAGTCGAACGCAAAGACGGTAAAAGAGAATACCGCGAATATCAAGCAAAATATACATTTTATTATAAGGACGAACGAGGCAAGTACAAGAGTGTGTACGGCGATCCTCTAAGTCGTATTATATGTAAGAACACAAAAGACTTTCGAAAAGAAGTTGCTATTAACCGCGACAAAGAATTGTTTGAAAGCGATATTAATCCAATCTTTCAATGTTTGAGTGAAAACTATCTTAATCAAGATGCACCTAAACTAAACATTGCATTTTTCGATATTGAGACTGACTTTGATCCAGAGCGTGGGTTTGCTGATCCTGCAGATCCTTTTATGCCTATTACAAGTATTAGTATATACTTACAATGGTTAGAAACAATGATCTGTTTAGCAGTACCTCCCAAGACGCTTACAATGGATCAAGCAAAAGCAGAACTTGAAGGTATTGACAATGTTATGCTGTTTGAAAAAGAAGGTGAAATGATTGACACTTTCTTAACGCTGATTGAAGATGCTGATATTTTGTCAGGTTGGAACAGTGAAGGTTATGATATTCCGTATACTGTAAACAGAACTATGCGTGTACTAAGCAAAGATGACACACGTAGATTCTGTTTGTGGGGACAACTTCCTAAGAAACGTGAATATGAAAAGTACGGTAAGGCTGCTGTTACATTCGATCTAGTAGGTCGTGTACATTTAGATAGTTTAGAACTATATCGTAAGTATACATATGAAGAACGTCATACATATCGACTAGACGCTATTGGTGAAATTGAAGTAGGCGAAAACAAAGTACCATATGAAGGTACACTGGATCAGTTGTATAACAATGATTTCCGCAAGTTTATTGAATACAACATTCAAGATACTGCACTACTAGACAAGTTAGACAAGAAACTGCGCTTTATTGATCTTAGTAATACTGTTGCACATGAAAACACTGTGATGCTACAAACAACAATGGGTGCTGTTGCTGTTACAGAGCAAGGTATTGTTAACGAAGCACACAATAGAGGCTTGCAAGTAAATAATAGGCCCAAGCGTGATGACGAAAACACACAAGCCGCAGGTGCATATGTTGCGTTTCCTAAAAAGGGCTTGCACAAGTGGATTGGCTCAATGGATTTGAATTCACTGTATCCTAGTGTGATTCGTGCATTAAATATGGCGCCAGAAACTGTTGTAGGACAAATACGTCCAGACATTTCAGATGCTCGTGTAATAGAAGATATGGGATTGAAGAAGAAATCCTTTGCAGGTAGTTGGGAAGGACGCTTTAGTACAGAGGAATACGAAGCTGTAATGGAGCAACGCAAAGATATTCCACTAACTATTGACTGGGAGTCAGGTGGCAGTGATGTATTAAGCGGCGCAGAGATTTATCAATTGGTATTTGATTCGCAAATGCCTTGGATGCTTAGTTCAAATGGCACAATCTTTACAACAGAATTTGAAGGCGTTATTCCTGGACTACTAAAGCGTTGGTATGCTGAACGTAAAGATATGCAGAAAATGTTGAAGAAGGCAAAAGATGCAGGCAACGAAGCAGAGATTGAATACTGGGACAAGCGACAGTTAGTTAAAAAGATTAACTTGAACAGTTTGTATGGTGCTATTCTTAATCCTGGTTGTAGATTCTTTGATAAACGTATCGGTCAATCTACTACACTAACTGGTCGTACTATTGTTAAACATATGTCAGCAGAAGTTAACAAAACTATTACAGGCGAATATGATCATGTAGGCGAAGCAATGATATACGGTGATACTGACTCTTGTTACTTTAGTGCATACCCAACACTTAAAAAAGATATTAATGAAGGGCATATTCCGTGGGGTAAAGATAATGTAATTACTCTTTACGATCAAATATGCGAAGCGGCTAACGAAACGTTTCCAAAGTTTATGTTAGAGGCATTTCATTGTCCTAAAAGTCGTTCAGATGTTATTGCGGCAGCTAGAGAGATTGTTGCAGAAAGCGGATTATATATTACTAAGAAGCGTTATGCGGCACTAGTGTACGACATTGAAGGTTTTAGAAGTGACACAGATGGCAAGCCCGGCAAAGTAAAGGCAATGGGCTTAGACTTACGTAGGTCAGATACGCCTGTGTTCATGCAAGAATTTCTAAGCGAACTATTGTTTATGGTACTTACAGACATTCCACAAAAACAAGTATTAGATCGTATTACAGAATTCCGTAATGAGTTTAGTGAGCGTCCTGGTTGGGAGAAAGGTTCGCCCAAACGTGCAAACAAAGTAGGACACTACAGACGTCTTGAAGAAAAGCAAGGTAAAGCAAACATGCCCGGGCACGTTCGAGCAAGCATCAACTGGAACACACTCAAGCGGATGAACGGTGACAAATATTCTGAAGAGATTGTAGATGGTATGAAAGTTATTGTTTGTAAACTTAAACAGAATCCATTAGGATACACAAGTGTTGCGTATCCAACAGATCAAATGCGATTGCCGGATTGGTTCAAAGAACTTCCGTTCGATGATGCGGCAATGGCAGAAACTATTATTGATAACAAACTAGACAACTTGATTGGTGTGCTTAACTATCCACTTGAAGATACTAAACAACACACAACATTTGGCAGTTTATTTGACTTTGGAGATTAATACATTGACTACTGAAAGCAGACTTATCCTTATTACTGACTTTATTGAACAAAAATTACGTAAAGAACAAGAGCTTGAATTCTATCTCAAAGAGCTTAGTGAACTAGAACGTAAAATTGGATGGCTACGTAGAGAAGTTGATCTAACAAATACTATTATTAGCATGATCAAAACAGAAACTGTGTATGACATAAAGGAAGAAATGTTAGCAAACAACGAAAATAGAGTAATTAGTGTGCCTAAGAAGGAGGACGAATGAAAGTAGGATTTACATGTAGCACGTTTGATTTATTACATGCAGGACATGTAATTATGTTGCGTGAAGCAAAAGAACAATGTGATTATCTTATATGCGGATTGCAAGTTGATCCTAGT